GAGCATCGGTTTTGTAAAGATCTTTTTCATTAAAGACTTTACCTTCAAAGCGACAGAAGTCGCGGAACTTATCCAAGTCGTTGAATACCTTGTTGTAAGCATCACGATTAAAGTTAATTGCCATTTTATAATTTCCTTTTTTAACAGCATCTATGGTCGGGGATAAAATATTGAACAGCCGTTTTCGCCGTCTTCGGCTACATCAATTTCAACAAATCGGCCTGGGTATTTTGCTGAAATCTTTTCGTGTAATTCATCTGCAATCATTTCACACGATCTGTGGTTTAGAACAAGCACTTCACCTTCGGTCTCACTCGCTCCATTATAGAGTCTTTCCATCCACCTTTTGAATTGGATGAACTCGATATCTCTGTCGTTGTGGAACACTTCGATACGCACCCTGAAGTGGAAAATATGACGATGAGGAATACCAAGAAACGACACATCGTCCCAATCACCTGTTGCCAATTTTGGATCACTATCTGCTCCTGGATACATATGAACACCTTCTTTTCTAAAGGTTACCCATATACTTCTTTTCGCATTATTTATTACATTCTCTTGCGCCATTTTTGTATCTTCCTCTCTAGATCTACGAATCATATAATCGTAATATCTTTCATCTGTTACTTTATTCATTATATACTCATTCTATAACTTTGTCAAGGCCATATTTTGCCCAATCAGTAAACTTTTGTCTATCTAATAGATCGTGTAAATTATGGCACCAAACACCTGGATTAGTTGCCTTAAAATCTTTATCATCTATTTTCAACATAGTGTTGTAGTTCCACAGTTTCACGTAAGGCACCGGAACGCGAAGTTGTGGGATAAAATTTTCGTATTCAGTAAGACCGCTTTCAAGGAATTCTTCTGCGTAATTAATTGGAATATCTAAACTACATAGTTTACCAGCAGTTAAGAATGCCTTAATCATTCTTTCCCAACTAGTCCATTCTTCTTGGTTTAGTGGTTCAAATGAGTGATTAGCACCAAAGAAGATATGTTCACATTGTTCTTCTTCATAATGTTTTTGTATTACATCACATGGATGTGTGCCTGTAACAAATAATGTTTTCATTCCATATGCAGGAGTCTTTTCAACTTCTACACCTGTAAAAAATACAGGAGTGTCACTTACTCCACTTTCGTAATCACGTTTCATCTTTTACTCTTTATATGTTGATAATCTAAATATTGTGAACACCATTCATAAAATGAATCGTTTGTAGCAGGCCAACATTGTGCAAATACTTTATCTTTTTTTCTTAGTTGTTTAAATTCTTCTCTAACTTCTTTTTCTGTTAATAATTCACTCATTGTAATGCCTTTAGTTCTGATTCAAGTCTATGTATTTCATCTTTAAGCCAAAGTTTTTTAGTTTTTAAAAGGTTTAGTTCATGATCTTCTACAAACTTATTATACAACACTTTTATTTCATCGTCAAGTGTTCTATGCCGTTTATATAACTCTTGTAGGTGTACAGCCAGTTTATCGTGTTGCTCCGTGTAATTGCTCATCTTCTAACTCCTCCAACTTAGTTTCATCTAATTCACTATCTTCTTCAACAGTTGTTTCTTCTACGTCAAACAATGCATTAAAGTGTGTACTTGCATTAACAGTCTTTTTACCAATAGCGCCACGTGTACCCGGAATGGACATCCAAAACTTTGAATACTGATCAATTACTGCTAGTGATTCTTCTCTTGTAGTCTTTGAGAATATTTCTTCCACAACATCTCTGAATAGTATCCTGTCAAATTGCTCTTGTACAAGCATTTTAGGAATAATGCCTGCATCATATTGTCTGTTTGCTTCTTGCACTGCATTGATGTGACTCCACACGTTATGACCCATTTGGATCGCATATGAAAAACTATCCCACGATGTTTTTCCTTCTTTACCTATCTTATTTAGGTCTCCTGGCTTATAAACACAAATGTCTTTTACAAGCATACCGTCTGTTACAGGACTGTCTTCAAAGTTTTTAAATATTCCATCTTGTAATACTGCATCTTTAAATGTACGTGTATCAGTAGCATACTTCTTATCATCAATACTAGGTACCATTCGATAAGTCCATTTGCCTCTATCAGGAGTTTCATTTTGAATGTATACTTGTCCGTTAGCAGTTGCTAAGAAAGGTGAAGCACAATCAAATGTAAGCATCATGTTAGGGTTATAATACTTGCGTATAGCACGTTGTATGTCAGTTAATAGTGTAGCCCATTCTAGTTTAGATGTGCCTAAGAAATGCATTACATCGTGTACACCTTGTTGTAACAGGTTATCATAATGCAATGTAACTATGCGTTTAAGAACCAAATGCACATCGCACATGTTCTGTCCACCCATCGACCAACCATTAAAATGATTGTCAGGATACTTAACTGGATCACAGTAGTCTTTCATCTGCTCATACCAGTCATCAGCATCTGTATGATTTTCACCTTGTAAAACATTAAGGAACTTACAAGCACCTGTTCTATGTTTCATCCAGTAGTCGTTGTTAATACGTGTTGCCTTAACTGCTTCTGCATATGTACTAATGCCTGTTGCTTTTGCACCTTCTGGAGAACGTGCTACCCAGGCTGGAATATCAAGTATCATTCCATAGTCCATATAAGCGTCCATCCAACGAAGAACGCCATCTCTTTTCTTTTGTGCTTTAGGACAATTAGGATCTTTCCAATCGCCTTCCCAAACACCTTTACCAATCTGGAAACCACCTGAGTCGCCTAGTAACCAAGTGTTATCTCTATCTCTATTACGCACCATATCTTCTTTAGGTACAATTTTATTTGTATCTAAGTCAGCATGTCCTGCAGAATAGAGTGTCCACTTATATGTAAACGCTCCTTCTTTTGCATTAAGATAGTTAAGACTTTCTACACCACTATTCCAATTGGCAGGAATACGTGTATCTTCGATATAAGGACCTTTAACAGGATCAGGAAAGCGTTGCTTACCTACATATGTTGCATAGAAGCCGCTCAATGCTGGCAAAAAATGTGCGTAGTCGTTCTGTGTCGCTGTTAAATCTTTATTAATCAAAATCCGTCCTTACTATATGTTTTCTCAATGCTCTAACAAGTTCTTCTAACTTATCAATTATACCAATTAAACTTTTATCAGTAATATATGATTGACGCTCACGTAACTTATCGTATTCTCTCAAAGGTATCGTTACTGTACTATTTTCGTTTTCGTATGTTGCATCTTCTGATCTATCATCTGTCATAAAACTCCTACTTACTTTGTGCTGGTAAGATATAATCATATTTGACCATGCCACTATCAACACTAATCATCATAGCACCTTGATCTGAGATACTCATTGTAGCATCACCATCTAAGTTTAAGATTGCTTGCACTTGTGCAACTGGCCAACTCCATGTATGTGCTAATTTACTTTCAACACCATGCTGGAATACAAACTCACCTGCGTGTGTACTTGCATCACCAAAACTAAAAACTAAGTTACCGTCTTTAGTCATTACATTAAATGTAGGTTCTTCTGCGTGTGCCGCACTCATAAGTTTCATACGTGCAATACTTGCCATACTTGGTTGGAATGTTACATTCCATGCCGCACCTTTGAACTTAACTGTTTTTAGTTTTTCTTCAATGATTGCTTTGTTCATAAAGCGATAATCATTTTGGAAGTCGCCTGCTGTATTTTCAAAGTGAATGTGTGTCGGAATCACTTCTCCGTTGCGTTCTGCTTTCACAACATCAATCTTTGCGTCTTTTTGATACTCTGGATTTTTCAAATGCAAACTTAGTTTGTCTAAGTTAGGCATACCAAATGTACCTTCAAACTCTGCTACTGGCGAATGTGTACTTCCTGATAAAATCACTGAACGATCTTCAGCCATTGCATCAATAGATGTACCTTCGTCATTGCTAACCTTAACTAGTGCTAAAAAGCCTAGTGCATGGGTGTGTGCAACAACGTCTTGTAGAATGTCTTTCATGTAGTTTCTCCTATTTCAAGTTTTATTATATTATCTTTTGGCTTGTTTGTCAAGACTTTTTCTATATCATATTTAGGTTTAAACCCTAAACGCTTCATTCTTTCCATATTTGCACAAGTCCATTGTCTTTCATATGGGGTATTTAGGCGGATGGGTAAATGATCTGCAAAGTCTTGAACCTTATAAGGCTTACCCGTGCCAATATCAACTGTACCAGAATACCTACTAGTTATTAATAACTCAATAGCATCACAAAGATCACTTATGTGTATAAAATCTCTATAATGATTTGTTACATATTCTAATTCATCGTCAATTAATTTTTGTAAGAACATACCTTTACGTGGATTATGATCATACACTGTATGAAAACGCATGCCTAATGTGTTTACATTTCTTTCGGCGGCTTCTTCAACAACATACTTACTAGCCGCATAAGGATTTAAATCAGGTTCATATGCACTTGAACTACTTGCATACAATATTCTTGTTTCAGGATAACGTGCGAACAACCTTTTACTTACTTCTACATTATTACGCCAATATCCTGCAGGATCGTTTATACTTTCACGTACTCCACTTTTACCTGCCAAGTGTATAATTAAATCAAATTCTTCTTTAAGATCACAGTCATATAAATCGTCACCGTCTTGTAAATCAAATCCTACAATACTATGATTCTTTTTTAGTCTATGTAATAGATGACTACCTATGTAACCTCTATGACCTGTCAGCATTATATGCATCAAGTAACTCCCAAGTATGTTTCCAATCCTTTACTTCATGGGTGGAACTATTTCCTCTTTCCCATAAAACTTTTTTCAAAGGATAATCGTTACCGTATGGATCCATTCTGTCTCCATAAAAATGTAACGTATCGTTTACGTCAAAATCGTAAATAATTTGACTTTTATCTGCACCAATAGGACTAATATCAATACCAGTTTCTCCTCCTGGTCTTGCAATTAGATCTGGAAATTCTTTATTAAATAAATCTGCAATAAAATTTCTTTCGTTGCGTTTTGTATCATACTCTACGTATAATTTACGTTCGCCTAGTGTAGCATTACGACCAACAACACTAAAGTTAATCATACCTGATCGTTCTTCGATGTGTAAACCAGTCCTTAATGGAAATTTGCTTTCTTCTAGTTTATCTTTTAACCATGTTCTAACATGATAAGGAACTGTCCAATCATTAACCTTAACCTGTCTGTTGCCTTCCCAAACTTCACTACCTGAACAGTTGTATACACGTTTAGCCATACCATAAATTACGTTGCCTATTTGTTCAACTGTTTTAGGTTTGTCACTACCTGTAACAAGATAAACATGATGCAGTGTGCAAAAGTCAAAGAAGAACTGTGCAAACTTTTCGTCTATCTTTCCTCGACTTGGTGTTAGTGTTCCGTCTACATCAAATATAAATTTATTCACAAACTCTACTCCGTAAATCACTCGAACTAAAACGATGATCTCGTTTGTTAAAGTGTAAGTCAATATCACGTTTACGACAGATGTCTTTGCCTGTAAAGTCCTTATCGCGATATTCTTCTCCTAGTATGCGTACATCAATTGGGTACATACTAAGGATGTCTTCTAAATCAGTCTCTGTGCCGTATGGAATAATTTCATCTACATACTCAACACCTTTTAGTTGTGTGTAGCGTTCTACTACAGTTTGTATAGGTGCGTTCTTTTCTTTCCTATCTACACTAGGATCCACTTGCAATCCGCATATTAAATAATCACATTGTTCCTTTGCTTCACGCAACATTATTATGTGTCCTGCGTGTAGCAAGTCAAAAGTACTACAAGTAAATCCTACTTTCATACCTTATCCTTTTCTAGTTTCTTTATTCTTTTCTCTAGTTCTTTGATACGAGATTCTAACGAAGGTGGTGCATTTTTCACTTGTCGCTCCCACCATTCTTTACCAATTGTTTGTAGGCAGAGATCATATGGAATAGCCAAATGTAGGCATGGATCTGGATCATCTTTTAGTGGATCAATAGTATGTGCTCTAGTGTCAGTGTATACTGCTACTGCGGTAATAAAAACTAATAATGCTATAAGTAACTTCATTTTAGTAATTCCTTCATTTCTTTTTTCTCAAGGCTAAGTTTTTCTTTGTAACTCATAATATAAGCCGCACATGCCAATACTGCGATAGCACCTGCTTCTGCAATAAGCATCCAAGGATCTGCTTCCTTACTATGTAATACAATGAGTCTGCACAACGCAGTCATTGCAATTATTATCGGAAGTGTAACAGGTATTCTATTACTAATATAAAACGCCCCTACCATTCCTACAATCTCAGCATAAATGAAAAGCAAGAACAAGTCACCCAGTTCTACTTTCATATCGATTACCATTTCATAAATGTCCATACCAGCGGCGAACATTGTAAGAGCACCAATCACTGCTAGTAAAAGTTTTTCACTATAAAAAGTTGTCCAATGTAAACTTTTGTCTATCTTACTCCGTTCAAACATTATTCTTTGTCCTTTTTCAATAATTGATTATCGTATCGGTTAACCATAGATTCTTTAATATCGTAAACTTGTTCACCCTTTATCATATCAATAATAATATTTGTTAAATTAACTTCACCACGTAAGTAACTAATTTTACTTTGTAGTTCAGCAAGTTCTTTAAGATAAAATTCTAGTTCTTTTTCTTTACGTAATTTCTGCTCAATAAAGTCAGTAATTAAAATCAGTTTTTGTTCTTCACTCAATGTCATTATACTCCAAACTCAAATAAACTTCCAAATGTTGTGTTTTGCTTAGTATCTTCTAGTGGATAGTTAAGCACTCCAATCAAATTGTCTAGTTTGTTGTCAATAATAGTTTCTGCCATTGCCGCATCATCAAATGGCAGTTCTTTAAACCATTCTGGAATACGCAATTCGTCTGTAGGATACGCAACACTTGTATATCCTAGCGGATTCTGTTTTAGTTTGCAAACAATAACTTTCATACCATCTACAATTTCTTGTGAATACTTGTCGCTGTTCATACGTTTAAGTGTGTTCCAGTTGATGCTTGCTCTTACATGACCGGGCATGTTTGCTTTGCCTTGCTTTTCTTCTAGTCGTTGATAGTGTCCAATTTTGTTTGCACGTTTAGGCGAACCTTTCTCCCAACCAGGACGTTCTGAAAACTCTTTACGGAATTCTGTAATACGATCTAGTACTTGTTTCTGCGGAATATCTGTTAGTACCATAAGTAATAGTTCACTTAAGAACTCCTGCATAAACACAGGTGTATCTGATCTACGCAAGTCTAAGCCCATTGCTTTTACTTTGCCTGGCTTTCCATCTGTGTCGCTTCTAAAGCCTTCAATATCATATACTAGTGCCGCATAACGTTTCTTTGTAATATACAATCCACTTTCAGCAACAATTTCTCTTGCCGCCGCAATAACATCTGATCTACTCTTCGGACAATGAAATGCATCTAGCATAAACTTTGGAAACGTTTCATTAGCCGCTTCGCATACTTGATCATACAGTTTTATAACATTGTCTTTGTCCCAAGGTAATTGACCTTTGTCAATTTGATCTTTAAGAACAGGATGAGCACTAAAGTAACAAGAATCTGTATCACCATAAATCATTGCTTCGCCAACATGATCATATTTGCCAGTAATAACTTTGTTTACTTCTGCTGACATGTGTTTAACAATAGTACGGCCTGTTAGTGTTGTACTTTGTCCTATACGTTTATCAAAGAATCTACATCCTGGATTTAGGATAGCACCATACAAACTGTTCAAGTTAATCTTCTTAACCAACTGTCGCTTATCCCAGTATTCAATTTCTATTTTATTTCCTGCATCTTTTGCTTTTTTAAGTTGTGCTTGTAGTTCTTTACGTTCTTCATACCATCTTGCTAAGATTCCTGGAATCACACCTTCAAACTCAGTTGTAAAAATTGTACCATTAGATGAAAGCATCCATGGATTATTACTGTCAAAGATAATTTTATAAATTTCTGCACCGCTGAATACTTCAGTTTGACCATTTTCAAAATCAACAGTTAACGAAACATCACGCTTTTGATCCATCACTGCTTCATACTCTTCTGTACTAAAGCGTCCTTCCCAAGACCCTGCAAAACTCTTCTTTTTAAGCGTCATATCTTCATGTACACGGGCTTCGCTGATGTCAGGGCGTATTTGCCCTACGATTGTTTCTGGAGCCATATTAAGGGCTCTAATAACACTAGGATATAGACTGTTCAAGTCCATTGAACCAATCCACTTGTGTAAGCCTTTTTTAGGAAATGCAACGTATGCACCTGCGGCTTGTGTTGCACCATCATCATATTTTTTACGATTAGGAACTTGTAAGCCTCTATGATGTGCTTCGTTTACAATCGCTTGTTCAGTAACTGCAACAGCACCCATAGTGGTCTGTAGCAAAACAGTATTTGCGTGTGCTAGTTCGTTACTAAGATCAATAAATCTTAGTTTTTTGTCCAACTTGTCCAGTAGTGCGGTATCTTGAATGTTGTATTCAATGAATTTTCTAAAGTCATTATTGTACAGTTGATCCAAAGTTCCTTCATAAGGGACTTTGTTTTCGCCAACTTCGATTTCGCCAATGGCATCAAGTCTATATGTGTGTCTTTCTTCATACGTGTATTTACGATATAAATTCAAACTATCTAAATGTACTCTGCCTACTAGGTCATAGGTTTCCGCTGATTTACCATACTTTTCATATTCACGCTTCTTAGGCAACTGGCCCCACAAACAAAAACGTCTTGTGTCGTCTTTGCTTAGTACACGGCTAGTTCTGTTTACAGTATACGGAATATCATAACCTTCACTGTTCCAACCTGATAAAATGTCAGCGTCTTCAATTAGTGTTAAGAAAGTATCGATCATGTCGCCTTCTTTCTCAAACAACATTACATTTTCAATACCTTCAAGTGTCTTGTGTGCTTCGTCCATAGTAAGTGTCTTAGGCGGAACTGCCAAACATACCATAGTTTCCATCCATTGCAAGTATACACTTATACTTGTAATAGGCATAAAAGGATCACTTGGATCAGCAAAGCCACGCTCAGGATCAAAGTCAGTTTCAATATCAAAGAACGCAATGTTTAGTTTAGGAGCATCTTGATTAAGATAGTTTTCACTCAAACATTGGAATATAGGATTAATGTCGCTTTCAAAAAGATCCTTGCCTTTGTTAATAGCAACTTCTTTACGAAAGTCTTTTGTATTTTTACATACAACTCGTGTTAGTGGATCACCATAAACACTTTTGTATTTGCCTCTTGGGTCTTTGTAATAAAATGTATATTTCGCTTGGTATTCATGGAAGTGTCTTTTTCCATCCTTACGTTCAACTGTTCTGATAATATCAGAATCGCGATCAAATAGTGCGTCTACGTAACTCAATTATATCTCCTCGTTGCTTATGGCCAACGGACCTTCTGCATGCCTCTTGGGCGTTTCTTATTATTACTATAATATTAACATAATTTATTGATTTTGTCAACAACAATATCATGTATTTTTTGGTTGCCTGTAATGTTATAATGATTCTCTGAGCCTTTGTGTGTTTTCCAAAATTCGCTAAAGTCTAAGTGATTATCTTCGTATATAAAAAGTTTTGCTACTTCTATATGCGACATACTTATATAAACTTTATTATTTAATAAACTATTAATTTCTTTTCTCAACAAACTATAGATAGTTTGATAGTACTGATCGTCATAGTGATATTTAAAATATCCTTTTGCCGCTGATAAACTAGGATTGAAAAAACTAAATCTATCTATATCGTTGTATAATAAATCACAGTCTTTATGTAATCCTTCTTTGTGCAATGGATGATCAAGTGTATGAACTCTACTCAAACTAGTATGACTAACTATTACTGCATCATAGTCTTCTAAGTTTGCATTTTGTATTTGTTTAAGTATTTTATATTCGCTACAACCTGCTTGAGCAACATTAGTTACATCGTGACTTTTTGCTAACAGTTTGACCCAACTATTGTGTCCTGGCCATTCTGCCGCAAAACTGTCGCCTGCAACAAGTAACTTCAAAACATTAATCCTACAACATATATAACTGTAAGTCCTGCGTTAAGAACAATAAGACTACGTTCTTTCCAAAGTATTCCTATTAATACCCATAATGTATTACTTGCAATAAAAGCATATATGTACCAAGGGTATATATTAAATGCGGCCATTGTTGCGGCCACTAGTAAACATGCGGTTGCAAACCAAGCCAAAGGTTGATAAGGTTTTACCACCATTGTGCCGCCACACCGTAACCAAATATATTAACACATACAAACCAGCCTGTTATTAACATTACCCAAGCGGCACCTCTACGATAAGATGCATAGCATTGTGTTGTACTACCAACAAAGAATGCAGGATAAACTAATAACATATTAGGATCTTTTGCTGTGATAGCCAGCGTCATACTTGCGCCGACTGTAAAAATAAAACTGACAAGTTCAAATGCAAATGCAACCTTATCAGATTTGTAACTGTTAATCCAAAAGTCTTTTATTTTATTCACTACAATTTATCTCGTCCAATTGTTACAATTAAAGTTTCTAAGTCATCAAACTCATCTGAAACTTTATGCCATTCACCTTTTTGTGCAATTTTAATTGCTTTATTAATCATAGATGGTTTAATATCTAATTCTTCTGCAACAGCCTTTACTGTTTCTTTTAGACCTGTACTAAGATCTTCAACTTCTTGCAATACTGTAACACCTTCATTAACTAGTCGTTCTAGTTTTGCTTTTTCTTCAGCACCATAGGTACGTGAACTCATGATTTACCTCCTAAGTAAAGTATAACAGTTGTTATTATACAATGTATTTAGGTGTTTGTCAAGTATTTTGTTTGATTATTGGTTATGCTGGTACGCAGTTGTTGACTCTAACTCCGCCCTTCATCTTAGTTTTAGGGTTTCCAATCTTTTTACCCTTCCAACATTTTGGATCTAAGCGTTGTTTGGCTTCGTCAAATTGCTCATCTGTGGCTTTTAGGTTACCACATTCTGGACATGTATTTGCAGTTTCTTCTAATTCAGCAAGTGCTTCTTTTAGTCTGTTTCGAATATGTTCTTTATAGTCGCCTTCGGCATGCATTGCGGCCATATGCTTTTTATACTTTTTAGTACCTTTTTTGTGTGGTGATTTGCCTTCTGGAATACTGTTATCGTTACAGTTACAATGTTTACAAGTTGGAGCACATGTACAATCTTCTCTTTTAACATCTGCACCACAACACTTGTCTGAACAATGTGTGTCTTTTTGTGATTCGGTTACTTCTACACCTTCAAACTTACTGTCATAATCCATAGCATGATATACTGACCCCATATAGTCTGCGGCTTTAGTAATTTTTGATTGTTTCCAACCTTCAATGCCTTCTGCTTCTGAAACACTTTTTAACATTTCGTGTAGTTTGATTGCATACTTGGCAATTTTATATAAATCTGCACGAGCCATCTGTACTTCATGGTCACGTTCTGCTACACCTGCTAGTTCTGCTAGGCCTTCTGTTAAGTCTTTCTTATTCATCTCTCTTGCTCCGAATTACAATAGTATTTATCTACTTTTCTTTCTTTGTGGCTTTACTATATTTGTCCTTCAAACGACCTAATTCTTCTTGACTAGCACCGTCACGACCTGCTTGTGCCGCTTTTTTCATATACTCTTTACCATGTTTTTTAACACCAGTATAGTATTGTAATCCACTTTCTTTTGTAGTTTTGTTTTTCTTTTTCTTAGACCCTGTGCGTGATTGCACTGCACCTAATGGCATTGCAACAGCGGCTACTCCTCCTGCCGATGTAGTTTCCTTCATAAACTCTTTAGCCTTCATCTGTATCCTCCGTTATAGGCGCAAATATACCTACTTGTTTACGTTGTTGATTACTATGAAAGTCCTCAACAATTAATTTAGTTTCTGTAATGTATTTATGCGGACACATTAATGTAACCCATAAGCCGTTTTCATATACATTTTGTTGAATATATCCTTCTTTGGTTATCATTTTATAATCCTTTTAATTAGTAAAGGTACATATACAAATACTGCAACTACACTCCAAAAGGTTGCAAGTACTGTAGCATAGAATTTCCAGTTGTCGATGTCTATTGCTACACCTAACGAAACACCGCCTATCCATACATAGTCAAGTGTTGCATGAAACTTTTTCCACTTTGCACCATACGTTGCAATAAGATGATCTCTTTTGTTAGCAAACCAAGGGTGTACATGTCGCATTATAACAAAGCCTTCGTTTAATACCATTACACTAAACCCTAACCAAAAAATCACAGTAACAAATCACCTTTTTCATACATTTCTTTTATATGCCCAACTCTAAATTTATCGTTAAAAGTAACTCCTAATATAAATCTATCTTCTTTTGTTTGATTAGTAACACCGTGTGGAACTCTTGTATCAAAACAAATAGGATGAGTGTAATTAATTTGTTCTTCTATCTCGCTGTTTGGATAAAAGCGACTTTCTTCTGCTTCTTCTAAATCTTCATTTGGACTAACAACACTTACAGGTAATGACATTTCATATGCATCTAAACTACTGTTAGCAAAATCTCCACAAATAGGAATATTGATTGTACATCCACGTCCATAGTCTGTGTGTGGTCCTATAATATTATTAGCCTTTACTCTATTAAAGAGTACTTTTGTAATAACATCTCCTGCATTTTTAAAAGTGTTATCTAAGTAATCTAAAGTTTCATCATCAGGTAGACCAGAGTAGAATTTGAAACGACCGGTTCCAAAGTGTCCCCATGATTCGCATTGTTCTTTAACTTTTGTTGTGAATAATTGTTTGTCTATGTATAGTTCAGGTATTAAAAAGTATTCCATAAGCACTCCTATGCTGTATTTACTTTTTCTTTTTACGTCCTGATTTCATATTGGCACACCAATGATACATTTTAGCACGTTCGCCACTGTATTTTTTAGCCAAAGTGCGTAACTTTGTAACTGATCCATTACAACTAGCACCAGATTTCTTTACTCTACCTGGCTTGCTTTTGCCTTTTTTCTTACCGTCAGCAAAGTTTTCATCTAATGTTTCACTGACGTGTACATCTATCATTCTTACAGTTGCATACTCTTCGCCCATTAAACGTAGTGCATCATAACGATGATGTCCGTTTACAATATGTCCGTGTTTGTCAACTGTAATAGGTGACATAGTATTTTCACCCATACGTTTCAGTTGATTAAATAGTTTTTTAAATTTACGTTTTTTATGTACTGGACGCATTTTACTAATTTTTAGACGTCCTAGTTTTCCTTCACCTTTCATTTGTGGAGGTTCTTTTCCACCTGTTGGTTTATCATCGTAGTGTGCATCTTGATAACCATCAGCGTCTTGTGTTTTGTATCCAAGGCGTTTTAATTCTTTTTGCAAGTACTTCATTTCTTTTCTACCTGCATAAGGTGCAATCATTATATCAGGTTCGTCATAATTACTAATTCCTGTTGGCATATCTTTCAAGTTAGCCATGTTAGTACCTATTTTAATAAAATCGTATGCAGTATCAGCCTTTGTAATAAAAGCATTTTTAGGATTAGGTATGTGTTTACCTTCTTTAGCAAGTTTAGTTGCAGTTGCATACATTACAGCGTCAGCATCTTTACCATAGCGATCTTTAAAGTCGCCTTTTTTCTTCTTCATACCTTTTACAATACGTTCTTTTTCTTTTTCTTCACCTTTTGTAAGTTCTCTTTCAGTTGCAGGTTCTTGCAAATGTTGTTGTAACTCTTTTGCAGTACGTTCAAACTTATGATCTTTATATTTAAAACCTTCACCGCCTGCGGCTTCCCAAGCATTTACGTTTTTGCCAAAATCATCAATTAATATATTAGGTGTGCCGTCTGATTGTGTTGCATACTTTGGTTTGTTGCTTGTAATAATAACGTTTTTAGGTGGAAAGAAACTTAAATTCTTTTTAATCCATTCACGCTTGTGTGGCTCTGATCTAGGATCATCTGCAAGAGGTGAACTACAAATTGTGTAACTGCCTTTAATTTTTTTAATTAGTTCTAACAGTTGTTTTGCTTGAGGAAGTAAAGGTAACTTTAACCAAAAGTCATCTGTATCTCTAATTTTTTGTAATGCTACATTTATATCGACATTGTCAATTTTTGAGTAATGATCTACTTTCATTACCTTTGCCCACTCACCAAAGAAGTCTGCAAGGACACCGTCCATGTCTACATATATTTCGCTTGCCTTAGATAGTTCGCCTACTTTTGCCTCTAACATAGCATATTGTAACATACTTTCATCGGTTTTGTCAACCGATTCTTTAACCATTCCTAGATTGTAAAGAACATTTGTACTAGATCCTTTAACCTTTTTACTTAAAGTAGGTGGTCTTCCGTCTTTATCTACCTTATTGCCAAACTTCCCTGCTTCTTTTGAAATACTATTAACGTCTACATCTGCTGTAGTGTTTACACCTTTAACTATACGGCCATCTTCTTCAATTTTACGTAGTGTATGTTTGAAACTTCCTTTTTTAGGAATAAAGTTTTCAATATCTTTTATACTTCTAAACTTCATTTGCGACCTCTAAATCCTTTTGGTGCACCTGACATGTATGGTAAACTAAACCATAACTTAAACCAATCTTTATCTCCCGGTTTTAGTCCTAATTTCTTTTCTTTCTTTTTAAGTGCAGTAGCAGTTTTACTCATATCCTCTAGTGTGTAAGGAGTAAAGCCTTTAAACTCGTTTATTCCTGCAAGTTTTTGTAGCGTTGCAATGTCCATAAGTTATTCTGCCCGTCTAACATTATGTTTGATGCCTAAGTTTGTGAATAACTTAGAACTTGTTTCAATATTTGTAAGTGCTTTTTTAATTCTATCTAAATGATCTGGATTGTCTTCTACTTTTTGTCTAAACTTTTTAGCGGCATCTGGTTTGATAAACAAAAGTCTACCACTCCATGCGGCGCCTTTTCTATAAAAACTTAAAAAGTGTTCTTTGCCATCTGCTCTATCTGCAATCCAGTCTAATACTTTCAGTTTATTTGGATCTTGTTCTTTTACACTAGCATTGTCTGAGCGTTTGAAAAGATTTAATTCATTTACATCTTCATCTGCTATTGCGGCTTCTAGTTCTTTTTCAATATCTGCTAATTCTTTTCGGTCTGGTTCAAAACTTCTAATCATTTTATCTAGTTCACGCTCATTTTTTATTTGCACTAGTTCGTCATATAGTTTCTTACCACCGTATAGTGCAACAGCAATTCCTATTGCTGGTAAACCATATTTTGACATAGCACGTACAATCGGATTATCTAAATATTTCTTAACAAAGTCAATAGCATCAGACATCCAATCAATAGTTTTCCATGCTCCTACAAAAAATGTTATAGCCCATTTGTTATTCCATAACCATTTAGCAATTTGAAACGAATATTTTCCGCCTTTTAGTGCAGGCCCTACCCATTCCTTAGTTGCAAAACTCGAACCACCTGCCCATCCTGCTGAAACACTTTTCGCCGCATCATTAACTTCTGGCGAAGTTGTAGTTGCTTTTAATTCAGTGCCTAGTGCAGTGTCAAGTAACTTAGCGGCTTCTTCGCCTTTACCTGGATACATCTGTTCAGCGGCTTTGCGTTTATCTTCAGGAGTCATTGAAGGCCATGCATTCCTTAGTTCGCTTGCACTTTTAATATCTCCACCACTAAATTGAAAATCTATTGTAGGACCGTAAGTCATATAACCTGACTCAGTATGATCGTCCATATTATCATCTTTATAACTTTTTAAATAACCAGGTGTTCCATCTTTTTTAGTTCTATCTGGCTGTGGTTGTTCGTTACGATCTTTTTCACTACGAACAAATACAAGTGCAGTTCCGTCTTGTAACAATCCGCCATAACTGTTTAGGTTAAATGGAGATTTAACTTGAATAAAATTAGTTGGCGGTACGCCTGCAAAACTTGCTAGTTGTTTCTTAACATCAAATGGAAAAGGTCTTGTACTTGTATCATTTGTTGCCGCAACATATACATTTGTTTGCCCAAATTGTTTTACAGCCCAGTCATATAAACTTTTGTGACCAGGATGAAACGGATGAAATCCGCCGGGCATAACTGCAACTACTTTTCTTGCAGGTGCTTCGTATAGTTGTCTTAGTTTCACTTGTATACACCTTTCTTTATTAAAGGTATTTCCTCAGTATAAATCTTTTTGACTAATGTTTTTATATCTTCATCTGTAATAATATCTGTAGATTCGTTTGCAAGGTTATACTTTTTATTGTAAGATGCCATACATGTCTTAATTACAGGCATCATTACTTCTTTTGCACTAATTTTCTTGCCTTTTGCTAATTGCTCTTGCATTTTACATAGCATTGGAAAATATTGTCTTCTATACATTTCATCATTGTTACGCATATACACATGCAAATCGTCTACTACATTGTAGTTAGGTCCAAAATCTTGTGTTGGGTGCATCATGTTCTCCTTTACTGTTGCGTTAGGATCATTTGCTTCAGGTTTTGCTTCTGCATCTTGTTTTACTAAATCGTTTAATGCTGGTTCTGGTTTTTCAACTTCTTTATCTTCTGGCTTTGGTGGTCCTTCTTTAAAAAAGTTTTCAACATTTGCTAATACTTTACTTTGCGGACCAATGTCTACAGTATTACGCATTGCACGACCTTTAATAGCAGTTCTATATTGTACTAAGAAACTGCCTCTTGATGCTCGTGCTAATTCTTGTACTTCTTCTGGGGCACTATTTTTTACATTTGCTGTAATTCTTATATAAAATCCTTTGCCGCCACCAGCATTAACAATACCACTGCTCTCTAAATTGAAATGTCGTAGCATTTGATCAAATCCGCGACCAAAGTTAAGTTCAACAAAGTTTTTGCCACCTCCTGGATTTAATATAACAACAGTTACATCTTCATCGCCTTTGGTTTTAGTACTTGCATCGCCATCAACTTGATTTTTTGCAGTATTAAATAATAAACCTTTTTGTAAATGCTTTAGGAATTCTTCTTCGCCTGGTTCACTATCACCTTGTAGGTGTTTATTAATTTTTTCATTAGCCCATTCGTATGTTTGTCTAACAGGACCATCAAGTAATGCTTGTAACAAACCACGGCCTTTTTCTATCTTGCCACTATCATTAGTATACTCTGCCATAGTATCAGCAAATAATTCTTTGTATTCGCCTGGCAAATTATAGTTAAAGTTTTGTAACCAAAACTTTTTAAAGTTAGCATACGCATGTCCACTTGCTTGACCTACTTGAGATGCACCACCGCCTGCTTTTAGGCTTAATAGGCTAAGTGTTTCTGTTTCAAAGTCTTCACCGTCAGCACCTTTTACAATTAAACTTAGATCAACTTTTGTAGTGTTTTGATTTTCACTTTCAGCACCATCACTAACAACATTAATAACTTGCTTAATGCCGTCACCATAGTAACCTTTTACTTTATTTAATGCTATGCCTGGTTGTGTACCGTTGTTGGCATAATCAACTGCCTGATCTAACATTTTATCAAACTTTTTAACAGCGATATCTGAAATACCAAACTTGGCTTGTAATGATTTACCATCACCACCTGATTCTATTAATTCTCTAAGTGCTTCAATGTCATTTTTTGGTAGTGTTACTTTAATTTTTAAATTATCGTCTGTTCTATCTTTTACGTTTAAACTTAATGTACTATCTTCTTGTGCAAAAAATCTTTTACCTACGTTTAATGCATCTTGCAAAGTAATACTTTGACTAGTATTTTCAAATAGAGCCGCTAGAGCAAAGCCTAAGGCGCCTTCTGTAACGTTTCCTGCATTAACATTTACTTCTACTGCACTACCTTCTTGTGATCTAAACTTTTTTAATACTTTATTTAATGTAAATGTTACCGGCTTATTACTCTCAACATCAACACCTGTAACTGACGGAGCACGATTTACCTTTTCACGATTTTCTTTTTGTTTTACAAGACTTTGGAAAACTCCTAATGCTTTTTTGCCATTAGTTTCGCCATCAAAACTAACTTCATGCTCATTATTATCAGCATCAAGAACAAAAATAGTTCCTTTGCCTTTCATAGCATTGCTAATAGCACTTATATATTTTTCGCTATTTCGATCTCTGCCAGCAAAATATGACAGGGCAATCGGTGCTTCAGTTAGTTGTGTGTTAAAATGAGTCCAACGCATTTATTGATCCTTACCACTTTCTGCATGACCAATAACGTGCCTTTGTACGTGGGCCTGGATTATCACAGTTGTGTCTTGCACGGAAACTTCTGCGTCTTGCAGGATTAGACTTTTTAATACTCATTGATTTGCCTTTAACACTTGAGCCGCCGTGTCCAAAGTTAACTTTTTTTACATTACCTGTCTTAGGATCTTTTACATATACCTTAAACTTCTTAACATCACCTTGCATAGGCTTACCAAGTTTAACTTTACGTCCTTGATACTCTGCTTCGTCCATTGGATCATCATCTTCGTTGTACCACATAAGACCATATTCTTCATAGAAATGATCATCGTCATCGTATGTTTCTTCGTAAAATTCATCCTCACCGTTCATTACTGCGTCAACAATTCTTGCATTATGGTCACTGTCACTATCGCCTGTAATTTTTTCAAGGTCTTCCATACACGCTTTTGTAATTGGCATTTGGTTATAAAACTTTAAAGCAAACGGATCATAGTCAAAATCTTCACCGTATTTTTCTTCCATTGCCTCAGCCTCATTTTCTTCAATAAAGTCTGTAGCAATACCTGAGTCCAATGCCCACTTTACATAACCTTTTGGCATTGTGCCGTAACCGCCTTCGTACTTAGAATACTTTTTAATCCACTGATTAACTTGTCCTCTCATTTCATCTGAAATTTCTTCTTCATTCATAGAACATTCAATATCAAAATCATCGTAACCTTGTGCAGTCATATACTCTACTAATTTGTCTGCAAAATCGTCTGATTCTTGTTCTTTTAATGCTTTTGGTAAAGGTATATGGAATACAGTAGCACCTTGCTCTGTTTCCATTACTTCACTTCCTGGAAATACAGTATCATTTAGACCTTCTGATAAAGTGTCTTGTTTTTCCATTACTACTCTTATAAAATGTTCCATTTTTTACCTCAATGATTCAGCACAATACTAGATACACTACCTGCAGTGTATACTAATTTGGCTCTTATCCATACATAATTACCTGTAAAATTAGCAACTTTACTACCTGTAGCACTAGTTTCTGTATACGTATGTACATCAAACCAGTCTGTTTCTGCAGGTGTTGTTGCTAGTGTTCCTTGTATAGTTATAGTACCTTGTAGGTCTGTATAACTGTACTGAACAGTGTGAATACCGTCACTACGACCGTAGTATCCGTCACCTTTATAATCTGTACCCGTAACAGTTTGTACAGTACTGTCTGCTGGGTGTGTTTGTGTTGTTAAAATTGTTTCGCTATTACTTGGCATACTGTATTTATCAACTTAACGCAGAGTTGATAAACTTGTCGACACGTTTGATATTACCACCTATGATGATTTGAACAAGTTGTAATACCTTTTCGTCTCGTACATAAAAGTACATTCCATTAACATATCCATTATTTTTGACTTCTTCTAAAAACTTTGCTCCTGCTTTGCATTTGTCAGGATTTGCTGTGATCCAACTTGATAACCCGCTAGATACTTGATTACCTACTGTAACTTTGTATTCAAAAGATATAGGATCATCCTCTGTTACAATAATATTTGGCTTTAGGTTATTAATGTCGTTTATACTAGGTTGCGAAAAACTCACTACACTAAGATTTTTACGCATGATAGTGTCAAGCCAATTGATATCATTACTATAGATAGACATGAAAGGATTTTCACAACGTAATTTATAATTATCGTGTCCTTGAGCAGTAAACTCTGCTAGTAAGTATTGTGCAGTAAAGAAACTTTCATTTGTAACAGGTACGGTATACCTATAACTACGTTTCCATTCAAGTTCTTTACCTTCTTCCATTTGTAATTGTAATGAATCTAATACATCACGTGCATGAGCAATATTTTTATCACGAAAAATTATGCCTAGGTTATGTTGAATAACCAACCTGTACATATATTGATCGTAAAATAATTTATTAGTCTTAACTCTCTTCAAGAACGACCTCTTTCGCAGTGACTTTTAGAGTAAATTCATTGCTGTCGTTTACATTAATGGTTACTTCACCGCCATTTTTTAATCCACCAAATAGCATTTCTCTTGATAGTGGACGTTTAATCTCTTTATCAATAACACGTTGTAAAGGTCTTGCACCCATTTTAGAATCAAAGCCTTTGTCAACTAGTACATCAAGTGCTTTATCATCAATGTTAATTTTAATGCCTTTTGCATGTACCATATCTCTTAATTCAACAAGGAATTTGCCAACAATTTTCATCATAATTTCTTTTGATAATTTACCAAAGGTAATTGTTCCATCTAGTCTATTTCTAAACTCTGGTGCAAAGAACTTTTTAAGTTCAGTATCTTCATAAGAGTTTTCAAAGTCGTCACCAAATCCAATAGTATTCTTTTCTGCTTCTGTAGCACCTAGGTTAGTTGTAAGGATTAGTACACAATTACGTGCATCTGCTTCTTTACCGTTACTGCCCATTAGTTTACCGTTGTCCATTACTTGTAATAGAATTTGTGATACATCTGGGTGTGCTTTTTCTATCTCATCAAGTAGTAATACGCAGTTAGGATGTTCTTGTAATTTAGTAATTAATAGTCCTGCACTATCTTCATAGCCTACATATCCTGGAGGCGAACCAATTAATTTAGCAACTGCATGTTTTTCTTGATATTCACTCATATCAAAACGCACAAGTTCTACACCTAATTGTTTTGCAAGTTGTTTTGCAGTTTCTGTTTTACCTACACCAGTTGGACCCATAAACACAAATGAACCAATAGGCTTATTGTCTGGTTTTAGTCCTGCTTGTGCAACTAAAATTTTATCAACTATTCCTTCAATGGCACTATCTTGACCATATACTGCTTTCTTAAGATTACCTTCAAGGTGTGCAAGATTTTCAGTTTCTTTTTCAGCAACTTGTTCTTCAGGTAATTTAATAATTTTAGCAAGTTCAAATTGTATTTCTTCGCTACCTACAATTTTATCACCTGTATGTTCTTTTAAATTGAATCTACTACATGCTACATCAATTAAGTCGATTGCTTTATCAGGTAATTTCTTATCTGTTTGATACTTAACACTAAGTTTAATTGCTTCTTCGATTGCTTCTTCAGTAATTCTTGTATTATGATATCCTTCGTAATACTTTTTAATTCCACGTAAGATATCCTTTGTAACTTCTTTACTTGGCTCGTCAACAGTTACACGTTGGAATCTACGCATTAATGCTCTATCGCTTTCAAAAAACTTTCTAAATTCTTCCCATGTAGTCGATGCAACAACTTTTAAATCACCTTTTGTAAGAGCAGGCTTTAGCATGTTTGCTAAATCGTTTGAACTATTTGCACCACCAGCACCAGCACCATTCATCATATGTGCTTCATCAACAAACATAATTGTTTTGCCTTTTTTCTTAAGTGCAGATAATACTAGTTTAAAACGTTCTTCAAAGTCTCCGCGATATTTACTACCTGCGAGCATACTTCCAATATCTAAATTATATACTTCATATTCTTTTAAAAATTCTGGTACATTACCTGACACAATATTAAATGCCATACCTTCTGCAATAGCAGTTTTACCTACACCTGGATCACCTACTAATAATACATTATTTTTACTTCTACGTCCTAGTGCAAGTGCAATACTTTCAAGTTCTTCGCCTCTACCAATAACTGGATCTACACGTTCTTTCTTAACTTCATCGTTAAGATTAGTTGTAAATGCCCGTAAAGCCCTTTGTGCTTCACCACTCATTGCTTCGTCATTTACATCTTCGTATTCACTATTGATATAATCACTAAATGCTGGCTTTGCAATACCTGCTTTTTCAATATAATATTTACTAACACATTTATCTTCAGCCATAATACTAATCAAAACATCAGTAAGTTCAATATGGCTACGTCCACTAAACAATACTTGTGTAAAGGCTCTATTTAAAATACGTTCAACTGTTTGTGTTTTCTTAGGCTTAAATTTTGCTAAATCAATTTTTAATTCATCACAATTCTTCTTTAAATGATGCTCTAAGTTAGACTTCAAATATTCTACATCAGCACCAAATCCTTGCAATGTCTTAAAGAAATTTTCTTCACACATCATTGCAAACAGAAGATGTTCTACAGTAACATATTCATGCTTTAATTGACGTGCATCTTTAATTGCTTTATCAAAAACTAGTTGTAACGTTTCACTTGGTTCTACCATTTAATTCTTAAATCCTTGTTAATATTTGTTATATTATAGCAGTATTAACTATCTTAGTCAACACCTTTTTTGTCCAATCTCTTTCTTAATTTTTGAAGTGTAACTACCTCATCATGTGATAAGTTTTTTGGTACTATTCCTCCTATAGTTACATATAAATTACCCTTACGTCCTGACCGTAAATCTGGCATTCCGTACCCATGTATACTAAACTTAGTTCCAGGAGCAGTTCCTGCTGGTATATTTACTTTAACTTTACCTCCATCTAGCGTATCAATTAGTACACTACCACCAATTATGAAGTCAAATATATTTGCATTTTTAGTGCAATGTAGATTTGTACCATCTACTTGAAAAACACTATGCGGTACAACTTGCACTTTTACAAATAAATTACCTCTTGGGCCTGCCATACCTTCTTCACCAAAACCTTGGTATCGTATAGTATTTCCATGACCTGCACCTGGTGGCACTTTTATTTCTACTACTTCTTCTTTGCCTGTCCTTAGCCTATAACTAGCAATCATAGTTTTTCCAGTATATGCTTCTTCTAGTGTAACTCTAGCGGCAATAGTTATATCTGGATTACGTTGCTGTTGCCTACCTTGCATGTTGAAACCAAACTGTGAAAACAAATCTTCAAAACCTCCCATACCTTGGAAACCGTTTGCTCCAAATCCTTGTGCAAACTGAGGTTGTGGATTATCATATTCTTGACGTTTTTGAGGATCTTTTAGCGTACTATATGCTTCGTTAATTTGTTTGAACTTTGCTTCATCTCCACCAGTCCTGTCAGGATGGTGTTGCATACTTTGTTTTTTATATGCTTTCTTTAACTCATCTTGGGAAGCGTCTTTTGATACACCAAGTGTTTCGTAATAGTCCATACTATTACTTATAGTATCTATTTCCTAGATTTACTAGATCCGGTGTATAAGCCGAACCACGCCGCGCCTGCTCCAACAACAATACTAACCAACCCTGATTGTTCAAAGTTCGGTGCTGGCAATTCCATAAACCAAATTACTACTTTATACAACAATACAATATATACTGTTAAAAATAATCTTGGAAAAATTCTCCATGCATCTATTGCTTTTGCCATATGTATAATTTTAGCATACGGGTTAGGACCAAGGTCTTTTACACTTGTGTCTACTTCTAGGTCTAATTTTACTTTACGTGTAGTACTATCTTGTGTAGCAACTACAACTGCATCTGGTTTAGTTTCTGCTTTAGTTTCTGCAACTGGTGTTGCATCTAATTCATCAGGTTTTTTTCTTGGCATTATCTTTTCCCCTCAAGATGTTTGATACGCTTTTCAAGTTCATCTATTTTAGATGTTATTTTTGGATAT